CAAAGGAAGCTGTTTCCTATAGAGATTTACACCCCCCCCCATTACATCATCGAGAATCGCTGCGTGTTTTTGCGTTGTGACAACTCTTACATAAAGATTGCAAATTACTGTGCTCAAGCTCAGAACCTCCGCTACTTATAGGGATAATGTGATCAACTACCTCAGCAGCAACAAATTTGCCGTCCTTTCTGCACCGTCTGCACAACGGCTCAAGCTGTAATTGCAACGATCTGACATTTTTCCATACCTTGCGCTGATAGAATCGGTTACGGTCCTTGTAATCTTCTGTTACCGCTTGCTTTTGAACCCTATAAACTTCTTTACGATGCCGATCACAAAATCCCGGTTTATCAACCAGAGCAACACACCCTGATTGCCTGCATGGAGATTGCGCACGTCTTGGCACTACCTAACCTGTTGCCTGACGTTTGCTTCCCTGACTACAGTAACAAGCTCACGAATTACATTGTTAGTCTCTTTTTGTCTATCGTCCATCATCTGCGATTGCTCGCGATAGGCTTCGATCCAATCCTTGCGCTCGGACTTGTGCTCGCGTATCAAGAAATAGATAAACGTAAACAACGCACCGATCACCAACCCAGGTGCTCCAAATGCGCTAAAATTAAAAGTCTGATCAATTTTGTCAACTGGCACCATGAAATCCCTTTGGATTGGCAAAAAAAAACCCCGATCAAATGAATGGTCGGAGTTACTCTGTATTATGGGAAAATATACTGCATTTTTGCGGCGGTTGCAAATACTTTCAGCAACAGTGCAACTGCTGAACTTTATCAGCCGATCTCAAAGCCATGCAGATATCAAAATCAATACTCTGTACATACGCCATGATCGACTCATACCGTGCCTTCCATGTCCGTCGGTAATTGCATTCATCGACCCCGATAGCCTCAGCAATGCGGCGCCCAGACAACGGCTTATAACCAGTACCCGAACACACCCTGCACACCCTATGCCCGACCATCTCAGTGCCATGACAATGACTGCAGCGGTTAGGCCTGACCACATCAAACACCGCAAGAGCCGCCATATTGGTAATCGTTGGCCTGCCCTTGACAACCTGCCAACCATTACGGACAGCAACCCCCGCAGCCCAAACACGCACATGAGCAATCAATGCCCGTTCCGAATCCACATCATCACCGTACTTGGCCAGCGCAAGAGCCATTTGCGCCGTGGACAACCCAGCCAGCAACCCGGCCAACTCCGCCCTGGTTAAATCATTCCCCGATGCCCGGCTACTACAACCAGGCTCATGATAGCGGGTAGTGCCTGCACATAACAACCCAATCACCTCAATGCTTGCCATAACCTCGACTCCTCAGTTTACCATCCCAATCCAACCGGGTACCGTCAAACTCCCCGGACTCAATAACTTTACCCGATTTTAACTCCACCAAAATTGCCTCAGGTTTGCCAAATTGTTCCGACAGATTAGCCAGAAACTCAGCAACATCAGGCGCTTCAGCCTTTATCAACTCCCACTGTTTGCGTTTTTCTTCACTCATCCGTCCTACCTAAGTGGGACGGATTGACAACAGGTTGGACGGCTGCAGCCATTGATAGCCGTGCCTTGTCCCACCGTCCCACTTCGTCCACCACAAAAATAAACATTTTGTGGAATTGACAGGTCATTGCGCGCGCGCGTGTATGTACGCACGTATGTATGCGCGCGAGGATTACAGGTGGGACGGTGGGACGGATTAGCCTTAAGCCACAACAGACGAGGCCTGTAGCCGTCCCACTTGGTCAAAAAACAGGTTGGACGAAGTGGGACGAAGTAGGACGGATTACATAAAAAATCACCAGACAGCTGCCCTTTTCCGGTCGAACAAATATTGCTCGCCGATCCCTGGACAGACCTGCTGAATATAAAAAACACTAACATTTAATATGACTCGACACTGCGACTAACCCTCGCCTTATTAGGACGCACGTAGACCCATTCGCGCCGTCCACTTGCCCTGCGTTTACGCTCCCAGCCGTCAATTTCCGCTATCAGATTGCCAATTCTCATGGCCATGCCTCGATTGCCGTCAATTTTTGATATCTCGACCTTAAAACAGCCACACAAAATATCAGCCGTTGTAAATTCGTTGATAAATCGCTGGTCGGTATCATCCAGCCAATCCTGCAATGGATACAGCCATGGATCGACGATCCTCCGAGCGTCCTGCTCAGGTACAAAATAAGCGTTCTCTTCCTCGCGCGTAGGATGCCAGCGTTCTCCCGCATTAAACCGGTGCAGCGCTTCTGCAAACAACAGCGGCCGCAATTGCTCCATCAACTCAATATTGATATGTCTAGCCTTGATAGGCCAAAAACGCCGGTTGCCCGTCGTATCCTTCAGATATTCGCCGTGATTGGTCGTGCCGACAAAAACGCATTGGCGTGGACGGTCCACTGGACGGCGCGCATAAGGCTCCCGATAGCGGTCATTTTGTTGAGTAATGAAGGCCTTTACCAGAGTACTTTCGGCCTTGTTGAAGCTATCCATCTCGGCGATTTCATAAATCAACGCCCCATTAATCTGCATGAAGGCGTCTTTATCGCCCAACTTGAATGGCGATTCCTGAAACCATTCCCCGCCCAGCACCCGCCATAACGTCGATTTACCGATGCCCTGATTACCCTCCAGGACCGGCATATACTGCATTGCGCAACCAGGGCGGTACAGTCTTGCAATCAGGCCGATCATAAAAAAACGCCCGATCATCTGCATATAAACACTGTTATCGCAGCCGACACAATCGACCAGATAATGATCCAGACGGTTGACGCCGTCCCATGCAGGCAAAGATTCCAGCCATTCCCTTGGCGGATGAAACTTGTTTTTTTCAGCCACCATCGCGACTCCAGCCACAATGCTGGATTCAGAATGGATCAACAACTTGCAATGCCTGACCATCCACAAACCTACCTCGTAATCATCTGAGGTTTTCCATTCGCCAGGCGGTGAGCCGAACGGCGTCGTTTTACGCTTCTCGACTCTATAAGTGAATTCGTTAAACCCGATAACACCGACCCAATCAGGGTGCCTGGACAGGATCAAAAAGACATTCTCACGGCAATCCTCAAGACCTCCCCGCCCTTTCTCGATCAAACCTAGCTGCCACTCCTCCAAGCCCATATTGCCATAATGCTCCGCGCTAGCAGGGCGCGGCGCATTGTCTGAATGAACAGCATTGTCGCCAAGTTCCGCTGGCGCCAGAAAGCGGATATGACCGCGAATAAAAGCGGCTAGATCATCACCGTTCAAACCATCGGAAACCGCATCGGCAATGTCCCAGCCACCGGTTTTTTCTCCCGGCTCAGGGATCTCCAGCAACCAAACCTTGCAGCCCATCGCCAGCAGTTTGTCAGCAATTTTCAGCGCCGCCGCCATGCCTGGCTGTTTATCAGCAGGCAACAACGTTCCTGACTTATCCGTCTGGGCATCGCAATCCGGCCAGATAATCACCTTTCTCCCAGCCAATGGCGACCAGTCCGCCTTGTCAACCGCCTTACTTCCGCCCGGCCAGGTTACGCCAACCAGCTCGGGCAACTGTGCATCAACAGCATCGACGCACTTCTCCCCCTCAACCAGCAGCACCGTTTTATCGGGGATGGCCGAGAGCTTTTCCAGACCGTATAACCAGCGCGGCTCGGCAAACGCCATCCAGCGCCACTCTTCAGCGCCGGTTTGCTCATTTCTGCACCACGACAGCGGCAATACCTCTTTTCCGCCGGATGAATTCCTGAACCGGTAAATATATCCAAGCTCTTGCCCGGTTGCGGACCGATAACACCAGACCTGCTCAGGCAAGCCGCGCTTGATATGCGCTTTATGCGGTGCTGGCGCATCAACAGGCGGCACAATTGGCCGCCAGTCGCTGGTTGGTTTTTTCGGTTTTTCTTGTACCTGTGGTATAGACGCATTACCGACGCCAAGCAACTCTGCCAGCTCCTTAGCAGCTGCGCCCTGATCATTATTGTGGAAAAGATATGAGAATAGCGAGACAGGATCGCCGCCCCCGTCACCGGTAGCGAAATCCTGCCAGACACCCTTGTGAATATTGATCGAGAATGAACCGGCATGGCTATCATTGCGCATCGGATTCAGCACTGAATATTCAGCGCCGGACTTTTTACCGCCCGGCAGCCATTGCCGCAATAGCGATTCAAACCGGCCTAATGCAGCGCCATTGATCGCATCAAAATTTAACTTTTTAGATTGCTTCATGAACCTATAAACCCGGCAACCGTCGCATTAATATCCGCTAAAAAATCCGTTATCGAACCGGCATTAACAACAACCCTGTCATCATTAGCCCTGTTAATACCTGCCTCACTGACATGGCTATCAACCTGCGAAGACTCACGATCGATATGAATGACAAAACCACCCATGCTCCTTATTAACCAAGCTTCATTTTCAAATCTGATATCATCAAAAACCACACTGCAACGGCTCTTAGAAATATTGCGTCTTGCCACTTCAATCCATAGGTCAGGATCAATCAGGGTACGCCCCCACTCCGTCCCCAACGTTTGCATCATCCAGCGCGGTGATTTGAAAACACAGGGCAACAGAAATTCTTTGCCTTCATCCATGAGAAAATCAACCCGATTACCATAGCCCAAATCCGTCAATAACGACTTAACCATGTTTTTCAGCGGCGCTGCAAACGAATGTCTCTCAAACCCACAATCAACAAGATATTCAGCAGCCGTTGACTTGCCGACCTGTTTCCGCCCTGCCAAACCAATAATTATTTTGCTCATAACAACGCGTGAATAATCCAGTCAAAAATAAAAAACGCCATGACCCAACAAAGCGCCGGTACACAGCAATAAATAAACCATCCACACAATGCAGCTTTCACTTCATAAATCCTTATAGATGCCATCAAATAAACTGTTGATTGCCGACGATACAACGTGCAAACCCTTATCAACAATCCACACAATAGCCACCAAAGCAGATAAAACGCCTATCATCAGTACCCCCAAACCCAGCCAAAAAGCACCGCCAATAACCTTAATCATCCAGCCCCCGTTTTAATCGAACATGACCAGAACCAACCCGTACCACCCTAACCGCCTGATCATCCAACTGCACAGCGCCAACCATCAAACACACGCACAGCGCCGTGGATGACAACCTGACCATGCCCCTGACTACCGCCTTGGCAATGACAGAACAACGGGAATTAATCGACGCATTGTGTACATCCAGCTTCACATAAAGATGCTCAATATGCGCATTAACCGTTTTAATGCTGATGGCCAGTTTCCTGGCGATCGTCTTGTCCACCTCACCCTCGCAAATCAGGCACAAAACCTCGCCCTCGCGCGGCGTTAAATTTGCCTGGTCAACCAATTCCGCCTTGATCTTCATCACCGCCCCCACAAGTAAGTAGAAATACGTAGGTATTTAGCCCAATTTTCAAAAACATCCGTTCCGCGTAACCTATAGACTCAAAAAAAGTCAGCGCTAACTACATGCGCTGGCAAATGGCCTAAAGGAGAGCGACAATTAACCCGGTCGGCCAGCGGTTATGAAAAATGCTCATCTGCAAAAATATCAGGCCTTAACTCGCTCAAAGGTATGCCAAATTTTTTATTGATCAAAATGGCAACTTTTGGCGGTATCGGTCGATTTCCTTTTTCAATCTGCGTAAGAAACTGAGAACTGATGCCAATTTCTTTGCAAAATGCAACTTTGCTGGGGTATCTATTTATGAGTGATGTAATCATAGCTAAATTAAAGCACAGCTTTAAATTAAAGTCAAAGCATACCTTGCTGTTATCAGCAAGATATCCCAATTACTATAAAGTCATGCTTAACTTATACAGCGACGAAGACCGACGAAAAGAATTAGCCCGTAGATTAGACGAGGCTATCTCGAGTATTGGCAGAGGCGGAAAAACACGGTTAGCGGAAAAATGTAACATTACCCCCCAGGCAGTTAACGGCTGGCTAAAAACCGGCCGAATTGATAAAGATCACCTCGTAATTGTTGCCGAATTGTCTCATCATGACTTAAACTGGCTAATTACCGGGAAAGGCTATAAACTTGCAACAAAACCTGTTATACAATCTGATGCTGAATACCTGGGCGGATTTGAGACCTGGGACGAATTAACACCCTTGCGTGACGACGAGGCTGAACTATTATTTTTTAAGGAGGTAGAAATAGACACTGGAACAGGACAATGCAAAGTCATCAAAGATACTGCAAGAAAACTGCGCTTTTCCAAATACACATTAAAAAAACAAGGCGTGCATGAGGAAAACGCAGCTTGCCTCACGATATCCGGTAACTGCATGGAACCGGTATTACCCAATAACGCTACCATTGGCATTGATACAGGCAATACTAAAATTGTGGATGGCGAAATGTATGCCATTATCCACGAAGGCCATTTACGCGTTAAACTGATCTACAAAAAACCAGACGGAGGTTTACGATTACGAAGTTACAATTATAACGAATATCCGGACGAGATTTATCCCGGCTATGTAGAGGATAAAATAAAAATACTCGGCAGAGTATTTTGGTATTCTGTTCTGCGTTAGAACAGAAAAATATTATGACAAAGGATCAACATGGGCACACTCCTATTATTGTTATTTTGGGTACTCTTGAGCGTTGTATCTGCGTCCATTGCATCCAATAAAGGCAATAGTGGCATCGTGGTATTTATTGGCTCACTACTGCTAAGTCCTTTAATAGGACTATTAATAGCCGCACTTGACCGACCCAATCAGCCAGCGCTCGATAAGAGAGCGTTAAAATCAGGACGGCTAAAACGTTGCCCTTATTGCGCCGAACTGATAAAATCCAAAGCCTTACTCTGCCATTATTGCGGCAAAGAATGCCGCCAACAAAACCAGTCTGAATAACATATCAATATAAATCCACCAAATAAAACCCGCATTTCGCGGGTTTTTTATTGCCTAAAATAACTGATAAACCGCTGCTTTAAATTTATATTGACTAAATAATAAAGCGCTGCTTTAATATACATGAACATCAACTACTGAAGCGCATAAACTTGCAACCAGGAGATCGACATGAGCAAACAAAGCACAGCACAACCCACAGAAAAAATAATTTACGCACAAATTGCTGCCTGGCAGCAGCGATCAAAGTGCCTTAAGTCATGCGCTGAAAACAGCCGGTTAAATAACCAACTTGATGCAGCAAGAGCAACTAATAACTTGCTCATAACTGCCATCATAGGCTTAGTCATGATGGTCGTCAGCCTGATCATTATCGTTACCAATGCAGGCCTAGCGGCAACACTATGAAACGCAACAAACTAAAAAAACAGCGCTTCATCACCTGGCTAATGAACAAATACGCCGAAATTGACAAATTAAGGAGGTTATATGCCCGCAATAACATCAAAACTCTCTGATACCGGCATAAATACTGAAAGGTTCACGCAATTACCGGACTTATCAGCTTTGATTACAGTTCAGGAATTAGCAGAGTTAGCTGAAATTACAGTTTCTCGTATCTATCATTTAATGATACTACCTAAGCCGGTAGTCGTTATTAAACGGAGAAAATACTATAACAGGGAGTTATGCTTACGGATACTTGATGAAAGGAGGGGAAAAAAACATCATCTTCATATGATAAAAGTTAATATGTTCATGAAAATAGCGCGCGGAGATTATGACCATCCAGACGCCATCCGCAGGCACAAACTAAAAAAGTTAGCATCGAGTTACACCAAACCCGTAACAACCGTTGTCCACCTACAAGCTAATTTTTAATTCTATGGCAAGCCAAAAAACCGTAGACGCACTGTTTGCGCAATACAAAAGAAAGTTTGTTGAACTTGACGTCATTGGTAACGATTACCTCGGTATCAGTGACAAAAAAACGCTCAGCAAAATGGCCCACCGGAATGATCTCGGCGGAATCAGAGCATTCCGGATGCGAGGAAACGGATCACCTTGGCTCGTAGATATCGACCAGCTGGCAAACGTGCTTGACCAAAAATCGCGAGAGCG